AACTCCTTTATTATCTTTATCAACAGAAAGAACATTAAAACTTGCTCCGCCAACTCTTAGATTATTCGGCGTAACAATAAAATCATCTGTGCTGTCTGCCCATCTTCCGAAATAGTTTGCAGAATTATTTATGAAAAATCTTGTATCTGTTTGAACGCTATCTCCTGAAGTATCGGGGTGTAATGTTGTGCCTGTTCTGTCCCAATATCCACTGCTTGGCGGTATTGCAGCAATAGAATCATCAACATATTTTTTATTTGCAACATCATAATCAACAGAGGGAGTTTTTGTTATTGTTGCCTCTCTTGTTGCTATAGATTTTCTAACTGAATGATCGTCAAGAATTCCCGCTGATTTGTGAATTTCCTGCTCTTTAAAACTCCTTAATCCCTCCAGCTGTTTTTTTATAGATTTCATTTATTTATCAAGAGTTAAAGATTAATAAACTTTTATGCTGCAGCTCTTACATATTTCACAACAACAAACCGAGGACTTCCCCCGCCATCGCCGGGCATAATGTATAAATCATGATGATCTGTTGCAAGTGCATCATTTCCAGCGTCCATAGCTGCGACAGCTAAAGCCATCGTTGCATAAGTTCCAACAATAGTGACGGTTAAATCTCCTGCTGCCATTTTAAGCTGATGTTACTGCTTCCCAAGAGCCTGCTGCTGCTGCTTTGGTTTTGCAAACATTTAATTTTGATGTTGTAGTATTCCAGATAATTGTTCCTACATCAGCGACCATCGTATCTCTTACGGCTGTTGTTACAGAGGGAATGACTAACTGATCTTTTGGAGTATCACCGCTTGCCATTATCTCCCCCCTTTCCTCGCTTCTTTAGAAGCCTTAGGAGTTTCTTTTTTAATTTCTGAATGCTTTTCATCATGATTTGCGAATTCCTCTGCATACGGAGAAGCTTTGCCCTGTGATAAACAATTCAAATGTGTTTGAAGTCTGCCCTCTTTAGTCACTTTTAAGCCCTCGTATTTGTGATTAAACATAAAGCTTCGGGATTTGTTAATTGACATACACCAATTTCAGAAGCCCTTATTGTGTATTTCTTTTGAGGATCAATAATAACATCAACGGTTAAAGGCTGAACTTGTTTCCATGTTGCACATTTCTTAGCCATGCCAACTAGAACTTTATCATTTGTTACAACAGGAGTTATATAAATCTTTAATCCGCATATCTCTGCAAGCTGTCCATTTCTGATAATTCCATTTGCTAACTTGAATGTTGGGTGGTTTAAGACTTTTGAGTTTGACATTAAAAGAGTATAAGTCGCCTCGTTCATTGCAATAAATCCTAAGCCCGAGGTTAATATTGGATATCTGTCTGTTGTTATTGTTTCAATAGCTCTGAGAATATCATAAACAGGATCTCTGTTCTGTATTGTTGCTGAATCCCATTCGTATCCTGCCGTTATTGCAACGGTATTTATTGTTGATGGGGTATCGTTTTCTGACATAGTATTATAAATTTTGTTATCGACTGAATAAACAACTGCGTCTGAAATATCTGACATTGTTTCTGCTTCAATTGCAATGTTAGAGGTTAAAATATCCTGCCAATAAATAACTCCTTCGCCCCCATGTTGTAATATTATAGCATTTTTTAAGGTTGTTCCTCTTTCTAAGAAAGGAAATTCTGCTCCTCTTGGTATTCCCTGAACTGCTGAGCTTGTTCCGCCTGTTAATGATGTTGCTGTTTTTTGATAGAATGAATTATCCCAAGATGATGATGATGTTACCATGACCAATTCTTTCATGACATATCGTTTAGCTGCGAAGCCCTTAATGTCCCTTTCCCATGTTTGTTTTCTGTTGTCTGCTTCTGAAAATGTATCTACCATTTTAATAACCTCTCAATTCAACTCTGCATACTTCTCCTGCTGCTGCTGTTTCTTGCAAGTAGCCCAATAATGCTCCGTTTAATATGTCTGCTGCGTCTGCTGTTACAAATAAATTTGCTCCGCCTATTGCGACTGCTGTTCCTAATGTTGCTCCTGCTCCTGAGTCTTTAATGTCCCAGACTCCGTCCATTGCAGCTCCAACTTNTGTTACTCCATTTGCATAATCCGTAGCTGTGACTTCCTCGACTGCGANTCCTGCGAAAGACTGATCTGCTGCTGAACTTGCAGCAACGGTGTTAGGATCTGCTGAGAAATATAAAATTGTGCCTTTTGTTATTGCCCCTGTTACTTTTCTCCTTCTTATAATTTTTGGTGCTTCAATACAGACTGCTTCATTTGCCATAAATTAGGCTATAAATTNCTCTTTAAATAGATTTATCTTTTAGCCAACTCCAATGACTTTTTTATTTTCTTTTTTCTCTTGTGCCTCGAATTCAGAAATTTTTTCATCACATAATTCAATAACCTTTTTTGCCATCTCAATTTGCATTAAATTTGTTTTTATTAAGATTTCATTATTGAATTTGCTTGTTTCCCAGTCCTCTTTTTTTATTTCCATTTTTTAAGTCGGATCGATACCTGTTCCCGCATATCTTTCTTTAGCTTCTCTTGCCCATTTCTCATCTTCGGTTTCTTTTTTCTTTGGCTGTCCTGCTACGCCTTTTCCATGAAGTCTTTGTTCCGCAATAATTCTTTCCTGTCTTTTTACCAGATCTTCGGCTTTTTTATTTGCGTTTTCTAATCTTTCTGCGGCTTTATTTGTTTTATCAATTAAAGATTCCTCTGACTCATCATCAGAGGTTTCTTCAATTTCCTCGACAATTTCATCTTCTTTTTTTTCTTCTGCTTCCATTTTTACCTCTTTAAAATTTAATTACCATAACTTTTTCTTTCGTCCGANATATTTAAACCATTCCAGCCCTGCTGCAAATAATATCAAACATAATCCCATATAATCTCCTGCTTGAACTCTTACAACTCCGAAANCTGAAACCGCTATCGCTGATGTGTTTATTATGGTTTCTATAATTGGTTTATCCATCTTTTTTAGGATCAAGATTTAATTCTTTAATTTGTCCTTTGTCTTTTTTCTGATCCTTTATTAATTCTGTTTCTATTGACGCGGGAAACTCAAGCTCGATTATTATGTTAAGCTGAATATCTATCATTTCCTCGTTATATTGCTGCATGTCCTCGATTTCCTGCTGAAATGCAAGATAAATGATTTTTGAACTTGCTTCTGTTGTGTCCTCTCCCCAGCCCATAACTACCTCGGGAACACCGCAAGCCGTTACAATAGATCTCGATATAAGTTTAATGTATGGCAATGAGTCTAATGTAGAATAGTGAGCTGTGCTTTGGTCTTTTATGCCCGAGATTACTCCCTTCGGGATAATTATATTTTCTGTTTTCTGATATGCCGTATTTACTTTTGCTTGAACATTTGCAATTTCTGTTTCGTTTTCAGTATCGACTTCTATCCATTTAATCGGTTTGATATTTCTATGATAAAGAATTCTTAAATCTTCGAGGGCTTCATGTTTTGCTTTTAAAAAAAACTCAAGACATTCTGCGAATGGGATTCCATGCCCTTCATCTGCAATTCTTTCGTAAGATAAATGATAAATTTCCTCGGGTTTCCATTCATTAATTTTATTTGAGCCGATATATTGCTCATATCTGATTATGATTCCTTTTGCATTATAGATAATTGATATTGTTCCGGGATTTAAGGGCTTTAAATTAACCGTTCTTGAATAATCATCTTGCATAATTTCTGCGAATGAATCTCCGCAGATCATAGCTGTCCGCCATTGATTTTTTAAAACTCCTCTTGGCGAGTCTTTTCCGAAGCCTTTAATTTTTTTTAGTTTTTCTTTATTCTTTTTATCTGCTTTTATTCCTCGCCCAAAAGTCCATGAGCCAAGCTTGTTTATTATTGCTCTTAATTCGGGTATTGTTCTATACATTCCGTGCCATTTGTCCCAGTCAGGAGTGTAAGAATATTCTGATCCTGCTGAGCCATCAGTATTAAACTCGTCAATAGTGTAGAGGTCTTTAATATCTGTGTTTCTACTTTGAGCCATATCATCAAAATCTTGACTCGAATAATCTGTATTATCCATATTGACTTTAAGATTTCCCATGTTTTTTTAAGCAAACGCTTGTATTTAAATGTTTTTAATAAAACTAATAAATTGTGTTATTTGCAACTGTGTTCCCTGTTCCCAAGTTTGAAACCGCAACATCGAGGATATTTCCGATTACATTGTTGTAGCTCGTAGTTGCCGCCATATCTATCGTATAAGCACAATTTCCCTTAATCGATGTTCTTTGTGTGTCGATGAATTGCATTGCTTGCATTTTATTATTATTTGAAACAACACTATCTATTAAAGTAAATCCAGAATCATTAGAGCCGACCCAATTATTAGAAAAAATTACATGGCTACCAACAATTCCCTGTTTCATTATAAACCCAATAATCCAATTATTTTCCAATATGCTAATTTTTGAATATCCTGTAACTCCCCCGATTTCTGCATCTTCGACAACAACATCAATTTTATTTTTTTTAATTATAATTTGGGTTGTTGATCCATTTACTTTTAAAAAAAGTTCTATCGTTGCTCCATTAACATTTTTAGATCCTTCAAAAGAACAATTTTCTATTTTTATCAATTCCGCCCCCGATAAATCAATAAAACTTTTTCCCGCATAACTTCCAAAAGCCCATGAATTATTTTCTTTTATTTTAAGATTTTCCAAGATTATATTTTCTTTACCATTTAAATAAATACATGATCCGGCGGCTGATAAATTAGGCATTATAATATAGCTTGATTCTCCTATGCCAATTATTCTCGTATTGCTCGGAATAGTTATACCGATAGCTGTGCTTTCCGCGGCAGGATAATAAGTTCCTTGCTTTATTTGAATTGTTGCCCCATCTAATTCCGTTGCAATTCTTAACGCATCTTCGATTTTCTGAAAATCACCTGAGCCATCTTGAGCAACGGTTATAACCGGTCTTTCCTGATCAAAAAGCTTTCTCATTCTCCAATTTTCATTACCTTTTCTGAATTTGGTTTTTACTCCNAGAAGTTTATTGAAAATCATTATTAAACTGATGTTGGATCTCTTATGAATTTTACTGCTTTGTTATCTGATAATAAACCTATATCTCTTTCGATTTCAGCCCATAGAGCATCGAGCAAGGTTTCAGCTTCTATTCTTGAATTATAAGATCCCATGTTATATTTTACTCCCTGAAATGCGACCATGTTTGAACATAATTTTGTTAAGAGTTTTTTTACATCGGTGTTTAAAGTTGCGGCATAAGTGTCAGAGAAGTTTTCTCTGCATAAAACATTGATAAAGCTTTCCGCTTCTGAACACCATTGATTAATATTTGCTTCATTCCAGCCTGTTGTATCTACAAGTTCTCCGACTTTAGAATCGCATTCTGCTTTTGTTGCCATTATTCCTGTGTGTGCCATGTTAGAATGTTCTTATAAAACAATTTAAACTTTTATCTTGAGAAGCTAACCATGCCCCCCTATTAATTCCCTCTGCGATATGTCCATAGCTCGCATAGATTCGACCTTCGTCCTCTTGGACAGATGATAAAGATGCTTTGATCTCTGCATCATCTAATAATTTGATTTTTTCATTCTGCATTAACATCATTAAATTGATATACATTTCCTCTTTTAACAGCTTTTTTGACCTTTCTCCATCATATTTCAGAAGTCTTGTGGAATTGTTAAGAGCTTCGACTTTTCTTTTAGTTTCATCAGCATCGAGCAATTCGCTTAATACTCCGAAGCCAATTCCTTGATCATCAACTCCAATTTTTCTGAATTTAAAAATTTTATTTAGTTCTAAGATTCTTTTGCTCGTTTCTGTTGTAAGATTCTTTTTTTCAACAAGATTTTCTTTTTGCAGGATCATATCTTGAGATTTCTCAAATATTTCAAAAGTGCTTTCATCTTTTCCAAAGCCGCCGACATCTACTCCTATATAATATCTTGATTTCTCATTTCTGATAAATCTTTCATCTCTTTTTAANACGCAGATTTTATCAATTAATTCATCATCGAATAATCTCCTTAATTCATCTGT